GGCCTCGACGCGCTGCATGACCGAGCCTCCGAGGGCCTCGGCCCAGACGTTGACCTGCGGGCTTACCCACTTCGGAGCCTGGAGCGCCCACTGATCGACGGCGGCCAGAGGCCCGATCACGAGGACTCGGGCCTCGCGGCGGGGCGAGGACAACGCCAGAAGAGAGCAGTAGTCCAGAGTGACCGCCGTCTTTCCGGTGCCGGGCTCCATGAGGAGAGCACCGATGCCGTTGCATGCGATGAGCTTGGCCAAGCCGCGCTTCTGGTGAGCAAATCGTGGCGGGCCTCCGAACTCGAACTTAGCCACGGCCGTCCCCACCTCCTAGGTGCATGGCCGCGGCCTTCTCAGCTTCGGCGAGAATGTGTGCCTGCCGTTTCTCTTCGGGGATGCGCAGCAGGTCCTTGCGGCGGTCGTGGATGTCGGTCAGGTAGCGGAGGTACTCGCCGACGAGCTCAGCCTTGGTCCTCTCGCGGCCGACGCGGCGGGTGGGTACATACGAGATGGGCTTCTTGCCCTTGACGGCAAGGATGTCGCCGTCCCTGATGTCCCCGGTCGGGGACTCCTTGACGCGGCGCAGGATCTCCTCGGCGCTCACGATTCCGTTGCAGGTCACTTCGCCCTCTTCCTATAGGTCTTGATAATGGATGCGATAGCCCTCAGTACTGACTTCACAGAGCAGCGTCCTCCTGGATCGAGACGAAGGCTCCCTCGCGGATCGAGATGGCCAGGACCCTTCCGTCGCGGATGCCTGCCTTGATCGACTTGATCCCGTAGCGGATGATCTGCGAGAACTCGAAGAGGATCCAGATCCCTAGGACGATGTCGAGGAAGCGGTCGGCTGGGGCCAGGTCGAGCAGGTGGAGGATCGCGCTCACGGCGGCGACTCCTAGCGCCCAGTAGGCATGGCTCAGGGCTCTGTTGGCGTATACGGCGTTGGGGTGGGTCAGGGTATAGGTTCCTGGCTTGGGACTCATTGGACTTCCTTAGAGGTGGGTCAGGCAGCGGAGCCGCAGTCGCAGTACTGCTCGGGCTTCTCGCAGGAGGGGCAGTACCGGTCCCCGGTCCACGGGTCCTCCAGGACCCCAGTGAGGCTGTACTCCCGATAGGCGCGGGCCAGGGCCTTCTCGTCGGTCACGTACATCTCGTTGCGGTACGCCTCCCACTGCGACCAGCGCTTGCGCTGCGCCCGCATAGATCCTTTGCGTGCCATTTCAGTTCTCCTTTCCGCCGCAGCGGTCGTTCCTTCGATGGCTCAAGACTACGCAGCACGTATGCCCTGATGCAAGACCCGGTAAAGGTCTACCCCAGTGACTTGAGTCACTGGGGCAGTTTCCTTTGAGATTGGGCCGATTCTCGGCTTAGTCGCCGCGGTAGTGGGCTCGGATTGCGGGGACAGCTCTAAGCTCCCCGCCGACGTATACATTTGCCACCGTCTGCCATAGATTCCAGCCGCGTTCCGACAACATGGCTAACGCGTCGAATATCTCCTCGAACCGCTTCAGACCGAACGACGCTATGACGGCGTCCTCGGCGTCGTACTGCCGGAGGAGAGTCTCGATAGCCTTCCAGTCGGCCAGCCCCCGTACACGATAGCCGTGGTCGAATAGGGGGCGGTTCCAGCCCATCTCCCGCGCCCTCTCGAACGCCTCCTCAGGAGTCAGCAGGGGCAGCTCATTGAAGTCGCGCACCTCAGCCCTCACCTCCGCTCTCGTCACTTCTATCGTCCAGGTCCCGCTCCACGGGGCCGTCCTCCCCGACAGCGACCAGAGTGTACTGCCGGCCGCCACGCCCGCCCTCGGCCGTGATCCAGCCCCGGGAGATCAGTCGGTCAAGGGCCTCCTTGGTCCGATCCCTGGGGAGGTCTGAATCGACGAGCGAGAACAGGTCCCGCGAGCTCAGCCGGATACCGACCTCCCCGCAGAACGCCCCGATGATCGTGTCCTCGTCGTCCTGCCGCTGGGCCATCTTCTCCATGACCTTGGACATGTCGGTGAAGTCGAGCTCCACGCGCCGCTCGACGTCGTTCACGTCCTCGCCGTCGGCGTTCAGGGTGCCGCCACCTCCCGAGGGCGTGCGGCGCGGTGGCGTGATGACAAGCGACGAGCGCCCCTCGGTACGGCTGTCCAGCGTGACTACGCCGGCCACCTGCGCCTTGCCGCGGCCTCCCGTCTTCTGGGAGTGGGCGCGGACCTGGCCGGGGCGGTCCTTGAGTACGACCAGCTCCATCTCACCGACGTCGCCCGGCATGGGCTGCTTGATCGGCCACACCTGAAGCAGGGTGCCCTGCACCATGGCGACCTTGTGCTGCGAGCCGATGGGCATGGAGCCCTTCTCCGCGCTCTTGGCCTGGTGGTCGATGATGATGACGGTCGACCGGCCGTTGCGGGTGAGGCGCTTCAGCCACGACGTGATGACGTCGGTGGAGACGGCGTCGTTCGCGTCCAGGCCGTGCAGGCCGTAGAGGGCGGTCATACCGTCGGCCACGATGATGTCCGGGTCAAGGGACTGCAGTGCCATGTCGAACTGGTCCTGGGCGAACTCGCCGGACTTGGTCGGCTGGTCCTTGCCCCACTTGTTTCGCTGCATGTCGGCCAGCGGCCCCTCGGGCCGGATGTAGGAGAACTGAGCCCGAAGATCGTCGTCCACGGCGCCCAGCAGGCGCAGACGGTTCAGTGTCTGGACCGGCTCGTCCTCGAAGTCCAGGTACAGGGCCCGGCCGCCGGCCTCGATCTCCTGAAGGCAGATCGCCATGGCGATCCACGACTTGGCCGACTCCGAGGAGCCGAACAGCATGTTCACGCGCCCTCGGTACATGAGGCAGGCGCCGTCGTTGCGGCGGCAGACCTCCGGGTCCGGGACGGTGAGCTTCCCGGTCAGGTAGGGCTCCAGATCGACGGGGCTCCAGGACGAGGGGCGCGCGTCGAGGGGGTCGAGGTTCTCGCCCTCCTCGATCTCCTCGACGGCGATCTCGTCAGGCTCCGGGGTCTCCGAGAGGTCCGCGCCGACGGCGGGGCCGAGGTCTCCGAGAGACCTAGGCTCCGAGGAGTCCGAGGACTCGACGAAGGTCGGCGACGGGGCCGAGTCGTCGAGCTCGATTGTGAGCCCGTCCCACTGCCGCGCCCACGGGGGCTGCCAGCCCGGCACGTCGCCGTCCACGTCCGGCACGAAGCCGGCCACGGACTCGGCGTCGCGCACCAGGCGCTCGACGATCTGCACGCTCTCCTCACCGATGTACTCGGCCAGGCGGGTGAAGCCAGTGGCCTCCCCTCCCTCACGGAGGCGGCGCTTGGTGGTGTAGATCGCCTCGCGCTCCCGCTGCTCGGCCCCGTCCTCGTCGTGGGTGGCGAGGGCCAGGGTGCGGATGACGAGGCCAGCGTTCCGCTCCCAGAACGGGTGCACGGTCTGCGAGTCCCCGTAGCGAAGCAGGCCTCCGGCGAGGGCGACATAGGCGTCGTGGCGCTGGCCGGGGCCGGGCCAGGAGTCCAGCAGAACGGCGCACAGGCCGAGGAGGATGACCTGGGCCAGCAGCTCAGTGCCGTCCACGATGGCAGGGCCCTCGTCACCGCCCCAAGGCTCTCCCTCCCACTCGTAGGTCTCGGCCGTGGCCGGGTGGATCGAGGGCGGAACGATGGTCTGGGCGCCGTTACCCCGGATCTCGACCGACACGCCGGAGCCGCGGCCCGAGGCGTCGGGGATGCGCAGGCGCCGCGTAGCCGGCAGCGTGCCGGGCTTGGCGCGGTACCAATAGTGCGACTTGCGCGACGTCTCGCGCCCGTGGATTGCTGCCGTGTGGGGCAGCAGGTACGACTTCAGGCGCGAGGCCGCCGGGTGGTCGAGGTCGACGTCGATCAGGTCTCCCGACGCCTCGCCGAGGAGGACGCCGAGGTTGGTTGATCCCCCGGCCGTGTACTCCTCGAAGGCTGCGCGGACGGCGTCCTCGCCCTCCCCGGTGTCTGTAGTCGGGTCAGGCCAGCGCAGGCGGGTCCAGCCGGCCATCGTCGGGCTCTTGGAGTGGCGGGGGATGGGGAGGGGAGTAAGGCCCCTGCGGTAGGCGTCTAGCGCGGCCTCAATAACGGCCGCGTTGTGCTTCTCAGTTGTGCTCATGGGTCCTGGGTAGGTTGCTAGGAGTGGATGGGGTGGGTAGATGCCCTGAAACCGGGGA